AATGGAGTGGTCGTAACCCTTAACTCGGTAGACCTTTCCGATCACGTAACAAGCGCAACAATTAACCGCGTGTTCGAAGAGCTAGAAATTACAGCAATGGGCGATTCTTCCAGACGTTTTACTAAGGGACTGGAAACCTCAACGATAACTCTGGATTTTCTGAACGATACAGCAGCCAGTGAAGTCCTACAGACTTTGCAGGGAGCGTGGGGTACGACTGTACCTATCACACTCAAGCAGACAAGCGCAGCTATTTCGGCAACGAATCCGGAATATCAGACTACGATTCTGGTGAACAATACGACAGACATTAATGGAGCCGTCGGGGACATCAGTACCCAGTCGATCACTTTTACCTGCAACTCACCAATCGTTGTAGACACAACCGTATAACCAATTAGAAAAGGGGCATCAAATGGCACGACTCAAAATAACAAGGGCTACCGGTGAGGTATCTGAACATCAGATAACTCCACGAATTGAGTACGCCTTTGAACTCTATGCAAAGAAGGGCTTTCATAAAGCCTTTCGAGATGACGAGAAGCAATCGGACGTCTACTGGCTTGCTCACGAGTGCTTACGCACATCCGGCGAAACAGTAAAACCGTTTGGGGCAGACTTTTTAGATACCTTGGCTAAGGTCGAGGTACTAGACGATCTACCTTTAGCCTAGGGCGCGGCTCTCTAACTTACCTGGTAGCACAGCTATCAATACGGTTAGGGGTCGCGCCTCAGGCGATACTCGATCTAGATACAGAGATGTTCAGGATGTTAGTAAAGGTATTAAACGAACAGGCAGAGGAGGCTAAAAATGCCAACAATAGAAATCCGCGGAAACGTTGATTTACGCAAAGCCATACGTTCGTTTGCTCCTGATCTCGAAAAGCAACTCCGTAAAGATTTAGCTGATGCGATGAAGCCAGTAGTAGCCAAAGCTCGCGGCTTTGCCCCAGCAGAGGCGCCTATGAGTAATTGGGCACCACGTTCTTTCAGCGAGGCTAAATTTCCATTTTATAGCGTAAATACCGTTCGTTCGGGTATTACCTATGCAACGTCTCCCGGCCGTGTTAATGATTACGGGTTTAGCTCTATGGCCAAGATTCTTAATAAATCTGCCGCTGGTGCTATCTATGAAACCGCTGGCCGTAACGGTCCACAACCTTGGGTAGGTCCTAAGGCTGGAGGAGCTAGTAACAAAGTAAGCCGGTCGGTAAACCCGGGTGCTGGCGCTACCTTTATCGAAAACTTACCGGAACTAACGAGCAGCCTAAAAGGTCGCGGACGTTTGATCTTTAAAGCCTGGGCACAAAATCAAGGCAAAGCTGAAGGCGCTGCGCTAAAGGCTATTGATAAAACTACTACCGCATTTAACGCTCGAGTGGCCGCTGGGCCTTTAAGTAAGGCTGCATAATGGTACTTCCTGTAATTAATATTGGGTCGAAGTTAGACGGCAAAGGATTCAAGCAAGCCGAAACAGCTGCGGACAAATTAGGCAAAAGCGTAAAAACACTTGCGAAAACTTTTGGTGCAACTTTTAGCGCAATGGCCTTAGCGCAATATAGTAAAAACGCCATTAAAGCTTTTGCCAATCAACAATTAGAGGTAGCGCAATTAACTACCGCCGTACGTAATCTTGGTCTAGCCTTTGCCAGTCCTGAAATTGATAGATACATAGACAAGATAGAAGCTGCCACGGGTGTCAATCGAGACCTATTACAGCCGGCTATGTTGAAATTGCTACAAGTAACAGGGTCAGTATCTAAGAGCCAAGAACTACTTAACCTTGCTATGGATGTATCGGCCGGCACTGGTGAAGATTTAGCAAGCACCAGCGAAAAGCTGAGCCAGGCGTATGTAGGCAATTTTAAAGGATTACGTTCTCTAAACCTAGGACTTACGCAAGCCGAATTGGCCTCTGCGGATTTCGAGATAGTACAAAAACGCTTACAGGTTTTATTCGCCGGACAGGCAAAAGTAGCTGCTGATAGTTACGTAGGCTCGATGAATAAATTGGCAATAGCCTCCGAGAACGCCAGCGAGAAAATCGGTAAATCTTTGCTTGGTGCTATTACAGCGCTATCAGGCGGCGAGACGATTGACGATACGATCAGTAAGATTGATAAACTCAGTAGCGCCGTCTCTGGCCTTATTGATGTAACTATTGGACTTAAGGCTGGCGAGTACCTACAACAATTTTACGCATTAAAAAATGGTCAAATCGCCGGAGGGTTTGGTAATCGTTCCCTATCGGCTGGCAATCAAGATACACAAAAAGCCGATGCAAAGGCACGGGCCAAGGCTGAAGCCGATGCGGCTAGACGTGCTAAAGAACTTTTAGCCTTACAAAGAAAATCTGCCATAGCCGAAAAGAATAAGATAGCACTATCCAAGGCTGCCGCCGTTTTTGACACTACCCGAATTTCATTAGCGGCAGCTCTTAAAGCTACTTATGACAAAGAGACCCGTTTACGCCTTGAGGCCTTACAGGCTATTGAAGAAGATAATGGAGATTTAGCGCTTAAGAAAATAGGCGAAATTGCTGCATTACAAAAGAATAATGATCTGGCCAAATTAGCCGGCATCAAGGAGATCAGCGATGCCACGCTTCTAGCAATTAATACCCAGTTACTTAACGAACTATCTGCCATTGATAAATCAAAGATGGCCGAAGCCGATAAAGAACTTCTACGCGAGGAAGCGTTTAAGAAGTACAACGCTGCCATTACCGCAGCCGGTGAATTAGCCGCAAAAGAGCAATACAGCGAGCGCGTACAAATCCAACTAACCGAAATCGCTCGCCTTGCTTCTATGAGCAATACAACAAGTGCTTTAAAGACTGAGGTGCTACTACGCGAATCAGCCGAATTATCAATGATTGGCCGAGTAGCCAAGGCGCAAGCTGAAGCCGATGCGGCACGTCTAAAAGCATTACAAGAATATCTAGCCCTGTTAAATAAAGGAGGCGCTGGTGGAGGTGGTGGAGGTGGTGGTGACGGTGGAGGCAATAGAGGCGGCGGTGGTCCGGGCTCTGTCACGCCAGCTTCGACTCAGCTAGCAACCCTTACGGAATTGCGTAAAGCGACTACCGTGGGTACGGGCATTAATTTCTTACTTAAAGAGCAGATCGACGAGCTAACTTCCAATACGACTACGGCCTCTATTCTGAATCAAAGCGACGAACGTACGCGCCTTACTCAAATGGGGTTATTCGACAAAGCCGCAATCGGTACGAACTTTAATCCTGGGTCTTTTAGAATGGCTGAAAATAAAATAGATATCACGATCAACGCCGGATATGGCACAGATCCCGAAGCCTTGGCTAGGACTTTTGAAGATATCCTAAATCAATCAACATACAGAGGAACTGCGGTTAATCGCGGCTCAGGAAATTACACAGAAGCGTGAGCGCCTGGTTACCCGAATGGCGTATCACCGTGGGCACCACGGTTTATACCAATGTCCTGAGCGTGAATATGGCCACTGGTCGCGATGATATCGATCTGCAATGTAATGCCGGCTATGCTCGTATGGAAATCGTAAACATAGATAACACAGCCTTTGATATTGACGTTACCGATGTTTTGACTTTAGAGCTAAAGAACAGCTCTGGTACATATGTTCCCGTATTCGGTGGCACCGTATCGGACTTTGGCATATCCGTACGCTCGCCTGAGGAAGTCGGTTTTATAACAATCGGTAACATTTTGGCAGTAGGTTCTCTCGCTAAATTGACCAAGGCGCTGTTCCCGGATGCCCTGCCAAAAACCGAGGATGGAAATCAAATCTTCGACATTCTAAACGAGCTATTAATTAACTCCTGGTTCGAGGTAGCACCGGCGCTACAATGGCAGGATTACGACCCTACGACCACGTGGGCCAATGCCGAGAACGTAGGCTTGGGCGAAATTGATCAGCCAGGCCTTTATGAAATGATCTCACGATCAGCCGATCCGTTTAGCAGCTACAACCTATGCGCTCAGATCGCTCAAAGTGCCTTAGGTAATATCTATGAGGACAAGGCTGGGCGCGTATGTTATGCCGATGCCGATCACCGTACGGCCTATCTATCGGCGAATGGCTATACGACCATATCGGCCAATTACGCTATCCCGTCCAGCGTTAAGTCAATATTACAAATAGGCAAGATCCGTAACTCGCTCGTATTTAACTACGGTAATAATTACAATAATCAGGCCACGGCGTTAGATGCCGCCTCTATCGCTAATTACGGACGGTACCAGCGCAGCGTTAGCTCTAACCTCCATAACCTAAGCGACGTAAACGACGTTATGGATCGTGAATTAGGCCTCCGGGCTATCCCACGTGACCAGCTACAGGCCATTACTTTTAGACTGGATAACTCGGAGCTACCCGATGCCGAGCGTAATAAGCTGATTAACGTATTCTTTGGTGAACCTATCGTTATTAACGACCTTCCGATTAATATGTTTAACGGGTCCTTTAATGGATTCCTGGAGGGCTTTGCCATCAGGGCTACGCCTCAATTCGTAGACATAACGCTCACGCTGAGCCCTACAGATTTCTCACTGGTTGCGCCACAGTGGGATACGGTTAGCCCGTCTAACCTGGTTTGGACAGGTGTAAACGCTACACTTATCTGGGAAGACGCTTTTGGAGGTTTGACATAATGGCAACGGTTACCCCGAACTTTAACTGGCCCGTTCCAACTTCGACCGATCTGGTCAAAGACGGAGCTACGGCTATCGAGGCATTAGGAGATTCTATTGATGCCTCGCTGGTCGATCTTAAGGGCGGCACCAGCGGACAGGTATTAAGCAAGAACTCGAATACGGATATGGACTTCGTTTGGGTTACCTCAGACGATGCTAACGCTATCCAGAATACGATCGTCGATGCAAAGGGCGATTTAATTACAGCTACAGCGGCCGATACCCCGGCACGTTTAGCGGTTGGATCTAACGGCGAGACACTCGTAGCAGATAGTTCCGCTTCAACGGGATTGCGCTGGCAAGGTGATTATGCAGCGGGTAAGAACAAGATTATCAATGGTGACTTTG